AAATTCTTCGGCTTTTGCTTTCCGCGCCGCCTTCATTTTTCTTGCTCTTTGTACTTCCATTTCGTTTATATTCACTATTGCTCCTGAATGAGTATCTCTAAATAAATCAGGAGAACCATCTACTTGCATATATCTTTTATTATCAATTATACCGCTAGTGCTATTACTCTCAAATCTCTAAATACTGGAGGAAGCGCATTATTTGAACTTCTCATTACAATCTTAACTATAAATCTGTTAAATGGAACTGCTAAACCGCCTGGGCCACCTACAATATATTCATAATCTCTAAAGACATTTGGATTTTCATCAGAAGGAAGATTTACTTCTTTTTGAATTTCTACCCATTGTACATCATCAAATGGAGTATCATCACTTACTACTTTATAATAAACATCAAAATCTGCAACAGAAGGTCTATTTGCTGATAATAGAATTTTTAATCCTACGGAAGAATTAGACAAAGTGACAGGTTTTGTAATATGTTTAGCTAATACCGTACCACCTGTTGCATTTGTTTCAGGAACAAAATTAAGTGGAGTATTTGTTAATATGCCTGAACCACCGGCAGAATCTGGATTATCGATTCGGTTATGCGTTAACCAAAGAGCCGCACGTTGCATATCAACAACCGGAGAAACATATTCAGAAGCAGTTTCATAATCAACTTTAATAGTTGCTGATTTTGTTCCAACCGGCAAGTTAGCTGTTTCTGCAGCAGTTGTAGCAATCATTCTTGGAGCAGTAAAGATATTTCTTTCTCTAATTCTCAATGGTAAATAATCGTTATCAACATCATATGCGGTTTCATTACCTGCTACTGATTTACCACTAACAAACTGGCCTGATGCAGCTACACTTGTTGAAGGTGGTAAGTTTAATTCTAGATAAGGCCATACTTCTTCGAACGGAATATTTTGAGTTGCCTCAATAACAAATCCACCAATTGATTTTGTTAGAGTAGCATTATTACCCGCTTCAACTGTAAAGTTATCGTTATCAGTAGAAGTAACAGTTCTTGCACCAAGAATATCGGTACCGATGAGGCCAGCATAACTTAGACCAGAATCAAATCCAAAAATATTAACTGTATCATTAACTACAAATCCGTGATCTGGCATATTTACAGTTAGAGTTGCGTCTCCACTAACTGCGCTAATCGGATCAGTGCCTAACAATCTTCTCGGTGAAGTAGTATTTCTCATAGTCGCATAACTACCTGCAGCCGTATTAAATTGAGCCCTCTTCAACTTAAACATAAGATCCATGGTTTGAGCTGGTTCCCATGTAGTTCCGTTTTGTGATTTAAACAATGAACCCATTGCAGGCTGAGATGTAATACGTTTTTCAGTAGAACCAAGAGTAAACTGTTCAGTCTCAGCAATATAAACATTATAGCTATCGCATTCAGCTATAAGAACAACTGAATATTCTTCATATGGCATCAAATATACTGGCTCTTCAAATGTAAAAGTAGTAGCCGCAGAAGCGTCTGAACTAATACTTACTGCAGAAGGTGATTTAAATATAATTGAGCCAGGAAGTGTTTCATTTGAACTTGGAACACCATTTACTGTTGGTCTAATTTGTAATTGAACAGGTACAACATCATCTTTACTTTGGAAGAAAATATCTACGCTTGTTAAGAAAACGCCGTCTTGATCTGAAATAAAGAATGTCTGAGCAAGAGGATCCACCTGACGAACTGTTCTTGGAGGAACAACCTGTACTCCATCAACTCTTACTTCTCCGGTTGCAACATTCCAAGATCTAACAGTTGTACTTGTAGATCTACCTGTTACAGAAGAACTTGAAGAAGTATTTACGCTTGTAACAATATTTCTAACACGAGTAGAACGAATTGTGCGCTGACGAGTTTCAAGAGTACCCTGTGATACATATGCAGTAATCGCCATTGAAGTTGCGTTTTCTTCGTTATTTGCAGAAATATCAAGAAGTTTAAATTCTCTTACACCTGTTCTAAATCTTAAATCATTTGTATTAGGTAAGAAAAATTCACCTTCAACTTTACCTTCAGCATCACTAAAGATTGATGTACCACCGCCATCTGGATGTCCAGTCGCTCTATCATATCTGTTACCAGCTTCGTTATCTGTTGTTGAGATACGAGTAAATGTTCCTGATCTTACCCAATTTGAAACTTCAGTGCCATCAAAGAATGGGAAGAACCTATGATTTGGTTTTAGACCTTGTGCTCTAAAGCTGATGCGACGAGAACGAGCAAATGGAATCATCGCTACATCAATAACTCTATCACCAACAAGAGTACGAATTGTAGAGAATGACGCGACTCTGGCAACAGCCGTTCTTGTGGTAGTTGTTTGAGTAGTGGTCGTTTCTGTTCTTGTTGCAGTAGCTCTCCAGTTTCCTGCAGCTCCATTTCCTGTAAATGTTTGACTAGATGACGAAGTACTAGTTGAAGAACCTAGTCCAGAACTTCTTGTATCACCAACTCGTGTTCCGCCCCAATTCCACTGTGAGTTATTAAATAACTGAGTTTGACTACCACTAAAATTATTTCTTGTACCACCGCCGACAATAAGATCGGCAGCATATCTTGTTTCTCTCCAATCATCAGAAGCCGGAGAAAGCGTAACTTCACCCATATTTGTAATAACATTAAATGGGTTAATATTCATTGTACCTGAAACCTGAGGCTGATCTAAATAATCTACCTCATTATATTTCAAATAAACGTTATCTCCTTTTAAAACTGTATTGACAGATAAATCTGAATCATAAAGAAGTCTTACGTTATTTTCGACAAATCCAGGTCTTAATATTCTTGCTTGAGGATCAATAGATGCTCTGTACTCAACATTTCCAAAGTCAGTAGCAAGTTGATCTACAAAGTTGTCAACTAAGAACCCAGCTTTTGTTCTATCATTTCCAAGAGAATCAAATACTAAAAGATTTGAGAGATTAGTTTCAAGAAGAGATAGTGTAGTTAATTCGTAAAGCTGATCTAGCTTGGCTTCCATGCTTGAAAGATCGTCCATAGTAAAACGTTTCTTATCAATAGGAGTTGTTCCAGCATCTGAATCATTAATTGTAAATGGTAGCAAATTAATATTGTACAGATTCATTTCTGTACTTGCTAATTCTGGATATTGTGGTTCAAGATCTGATCTACCAATTTTAATTTTTAGATTTCCGTCTTGATCTGCTACGGCTCTATCAAATCTTGGCAGATAATACGTTGCATCAGTTGTGATAAGATCAGTACTTGTAGGCAATTCGTTAATACGTGCAGTACCACCAGAGAAGTCTGAGTCTCTATCGGTTTTACGTGGTCTAAAGTCTAAAACGTTTCTAAGATTTACTGTCGTTCCATCTGCAAGTCTGTGAGATGGAATATCTCCATATGCAACCTGACCGGTATATGAATTAGCAGCAAAGAAATCACCAGAAGCACCATGCTCAAAATATCTAAAGCGAGCAAATACGTCTCCACTTGGAGGAGTTTTATCACCTTTTAAAATAAGTCTAGCCGGTCCATACCAGTTATCTCTTTGGCCATTATCAACGATAAAGTCATTCAATCGATCAGCGCCATCTGAATCAGAATCTCTGAGACGGTCAAGTTTAAAAAGATCTGGTTTATCAAGTGCAAAGAATTTAGTTCCACTGCCGTCTGATTCCATTATTCCTGTAACAGTAGTTTCTGTTAGAGTTTTAGTACGTACAGATCCGGTACCTTTATTAATCTTAGCTAAAACTTCGATGTTTGTATTTGTTGGACCGTTTGAAAGTGAGGCTGATTGAGTTCCTGCACCGGTAATTGTAATATTATCTGTAATAATATCACCGCTCGAATCAACAGAAACAATCCAATCAGAAATATTAGAAAAAGTTTCTCCGCCGGCTGTAAGTGGAATAGTAGCATTACCACTAAAGTCAAAGCTTGCAGTAAATCTTCTTTGAACTTCTAACGAAATATCTGAAAGCTGTTTAGGTCTAATATATGGAAGTGAGAATAATAGATTATTATTACCACCGTCATAAAGAACAGCATTACTATTATCTAACACTACGTTTGCATAGTCACTTGTAGAAATACCGATTGAACGAATATCAGAGAATGATGCACCAGCATTTAATGAAATATCAAACAAATAGAAACGATAAACTGAACCGTTTTCTTGAACATATCTGACACGACACTGACCAATATTAGATCCCGTAAATCCTGCAGCATTGTTTAAATTTCTAACCTGAAACACGTTAACGTTTGGCAAACCTACAGGAGGATCTACGTTAATATAGTTGCCGTAATTTGCAGCAACAACTTGATTGCTGAGATCAATAGTATCTCTAGCTTTTGGAATACGAATACGCGTTGGATATTGCTTTTCAACTCTATATCCATTTACATATGCTAAACCTGGAGTCAAAGATGCAATAAGAAAATCGTCATCTGAATCCGCTTCATATTTTAAAATAAACGGATTAATTAAGAAATCGCCATGAATATCATTTGTTCTTTGAGCTAATCTATCTTCAATTGCGGCATATTGATTATTGCCGCTTACAATATCAAAAATATTACCTTTTAAAACTTTAGCGTAATAGACAAAGTTTTCATCAGAATCAACTTCATCATCAGTAGCAAGCGATAGACGAATTCTATAACGATCTGCGCCTGGTGCAGATTTATTTGGAGTAGATCCTTGGTTATCATAAAGAGCTTCAGCGTCTGTTGCAGATACAATACTTTGAGTAATTTTAAATCCAACAACCGCATCAGGAATTGATGTATATTTTCCAATAATCTTAGATTGTTTTTCAACAAAAACAAAATGACCTTGCACAAAGAAATCGCCGCGTTCAATAGAAATACGCGTACCAAATCCAGTCGCAGGATTTGCGGTGGTATCAGTAGTTTGAACAGTTAGCGTAACACCTGAATTTGCGCCGACTACGTCTTCACCCGGAGTTACATGTTGAGGAGATCCAAAATCAGTAGAAGCTAATGTATCAGTATATCTAACATATAACGTAGCAGGATCAGTAGATGTTGCGGCTACAACTTCTAAAATAACAAATTTGAAAGTTGAATCTTGTCCTTCAAATTCATCACCTACAATTGTAGTTAAATCTGCAGGAAGAACATTAGCAGTCGTATCAAGTTTAATAAACTCATAGCGAGTATTGATAGTTGGTCCGCCTGGATTTACAGCAGCACCTTCTTTAAAAATATTACGACCAAAACGTTCGATTTCTTTTTGAATAATGGTTTGAAGCTGAGTTAGCTCGCGAGCTTGAAGAGCTTTACCAGAATTAAAAAGAATTCTATAATAATTATCGCTATCACGATAATCATCTTTATAGGTCGTAGAGAATAAGTTTTCTGTAAATCTTGTAACCATCTAAGTGCTCTTATAATTGAATAATGACTTTAATGTCTTCAGTTTGGTTTGGATCACGCTCAATGGCTGCGCGATTATCTAGATATAAAATATCGCCGGTAAATGGATCGACTGTTGGAGCAACGTATGCTAAATCATCACCATCAATTGATGCCGAATCTAAAATACCTTCACCATTACCGTCAGTTTCAGTAACTGTTTCACCTTCAATAAATGAAACAAATCCTGTAGAATCAGTTTGATGATACCATACAAAGTTTGAATCAAATTTATCTATATAAGCCTGCGCAGATGAAGTAGAACCAAGAATTGTTTTATCTTCACTAAAGTTCGCTGCGATTGAGCCAAATTTTAATTTTCTTAATACGTTAGCGGCTGTACCTTCAAAATCAGAATCAGCCGAATCAGGTCCTACTTGTGGATTTTTAATAATACCAATTTGTCTGAAATCGTTACTCACGATTAGAGCATTATTCTCTTCGCCTTCTAATTTGGTATTAAACATCAAAGCAGTAGATCTTAGATCGTTAATTGGATTTGCGCCTACACCACCTTCTGCAGAAAGTACGGCTCTTACAGATGCACCAGATCCGCCTCCGCCAGAAAGAATAACAGAAGCATAATCGTAACCGCGACCAAAAGCTTTACCTGATCCAGAATCATTCATTTCAATTTTTACAATTGATCCGCCTGCTACAGTCGCAGTAGCTGCCGGAGATTTAGAACCATTGCCACTAAATGTAATTGTAGGAGCAGAAGTATATCCTGTTCCGCCATTTTGAATTTTAATAGCAAGAACTTGACCAGAATCTGCCGCATCTTGAATAGATTTTTGTTCGATTTCAAGAGCCGGAGAATTCGAGTCAGTGTTTTCAATAAACTGCACGGGCATATAATTTGCAGATACAAATTTAGTTGCTCTCAAAGCAGTAATTGTATAAAGATATTTCCATACATATCCATCAGCAGTTGTTAATGGATCTGTTGAAGTACCGGTAGGTTTTACAGTAGAAGTAACAGCAGCACCGTTTGCATCTCTACCTTGTTGCAAACATACGTATACAGCGTTTTCATCAGTTAAAACGTAATAAGCATTTGATGGATAACCTTGAATAGCATCGTCATATCCAGAATAAATTGTACCAGAAGACCAGTTATATCTTGGAATTACATATGAAACATCTTCACCCTGTTTCATTGCTTGCATCGAAAGTCTAAAGTCACGTACGTCTTTTGCCGTATTCAATGGAGTAGGAGCTACATCTGTAGCATTCCAATCCTGAGATCTACCAATCCCAATATAATACGTATTGGCCGAATCAACAACTTCATTATATAAGTTGTCTAAAACTTGCCTTTTAAATTTATCTGTAATAATAGCGACCATTTTATATTCCTATTACGATATTGTAGCGTCGTAGCTTGCGGTGACAATCCAATCTGTGCCATCCCAAATAAAGCTAACTGAACTATATTGATTTAGATCAACTGTTGATAATCCTCCAAAAGATGAAGGTGTGATTGTTGCAACACCTGCTCCTTTGTTTGTAAATACTTTTACTTCGCCTTCAGTAGTTCCATCCGCAAGCGAAATACCAATAGCAACACCGGCATTTGCATAAACATAAGATTTTGTATTATCTGCGGCACCGCCAGTGGTTTGTTCTACTGCGGTTAATGCAGCTTTATCTAATTCAACAACTCCTGTTCCTTTACCAGCAAGATGCAAATTAATATTAGCATCTGTACCGTGGGCATGAATTTCTGGATCAGCGCCAGCTGCAGCATTTGATACTTCAATATGATTTTCAGCATTAACTGCGGCAGTAATTTCAATAATCTCTGCGCCATTACCATCATTAATATGTCCATCAATGCTTGGAGTTGTTAAGGTTGGAGAAGTTAATGTTTTATTTGTAAGAGTTTGATTTACCGCTTCAAGAACAAATGTATCACTATCATTCAATACTGGAATACGAGTAATGCGACTTGATGTTAATTCGCCCGGAGTTATGATATATTGATTTGTTGCAGAAGCATCGTTAATATATGGAGTTGTTAATGTAGGAGAAGTTAATGTTTTATTTGTAAGAGTTTGTGTAGCCGAATCCATAATCAATTCGCCTGACGCGTCAGGAATATATACGAAATTATCTTGTGTAGGATCATTAGCTTTTAAAAATGT